TTTCAATTGCTTGTAAAGCTTTTTTTTGCTGATCGTCTGGAATACCTGCCAAAGCCGTTACGGTTGGAGTTGATCCAGAAGCTGCAAATCTATTTATTATCAATCCCAATGCCCCAATTGCCATTTGTTGAAACTGTTCGTTTTCTAATATGGCCCCAAACCCTTTTGACTTTTCTTCTTCTACTTCTTCGTTAAACTCGTCCGCGCTTAACTTAGATATAATCAAATTTTGCCCCTCAATCATTTTTTCTAATAAACGGCTAAAATTTTCATTTGGTTGTTGTTGCTGCATCCCTGCCATCATTGGCAAATACCTTTCGGCCTTATTTAATTGAAAAACTATTTGCGTTAAACTTTCGGCATCTTTGCCCCTAGCAACTTTCTTTTTTTCAATTAATTGCAAAATATAGGGGTTTGTATTATCAACGTTTTGTTGAATAGCCCTTAAAGCTTCAGACAATTTTTGCAATCCAATTTCTTTTTCATCTTCATCAAAATAAAAACGGCAATATTCAACCTTCGGACTGGTTCCTGCAAATATTTTGTAGTGCGTTGCGGGACTATTTTCGTAATAATCTAGTACATCTTCTAACCTATGTAACTCGGGTTTAAATACTGCCATTTTTAATTGTATTATAATTTGTAATAAACTCCAAAAGCATAAACAACGTTAGTTGTTGCCGCAGCACTTGAAAGCGAAATAAAAGACTTTGTCCAGGATATAACCATATTGTCAATATCTGGCAAACCGTTTGTGTACGGGTTTGGTGTTGCTGAACTTATGATATTATTGAAAGCCAGTAAAGGCGCGTTGTAAATCAATTGCAAATCTCCGCTATACAATGTTAAAAAGCTTTTCTTTAGATCAGCTTCGGTTACCATTGTACTACCAGAATTTGGCGAAGCACTCAAAACGCCAGGTGTATATACCTGTATGTTTTGAATCATAGCATTAGCCAAATTAGGCAAATTTGGAAAGTAAAAACGGGTGTTAGTACTTCCACTAGGGATTGCAACTTCTACCGCTTCAAATCTTTTTAAAATTGGCATTGTTGTAATTTTTAAATGTTATAAAAAGCCAGGCGTTTGCACCCACCTGGCAAGGTGGCGATTGGGATCGTCTTTTTATTTTACGCTAGTAACGTTTTGGCAAAGAATAGTGCGGAAAATTGCAACTATACGACTATTTGAAGCAACGCTTGAAATAGCAGCAGGAAGCACAATGTTAGCAACTATATTGGCACCACCGTTTAACAATAAATTTGGCTCAACTGGATAAAAACCATTGTCGCCACCATCAAATTGATCAATTGGAAAAATTGTTTGAGCAGTAATACCAACTCCACCCTGTGTTTGTGGTACATAATAATGTCTTAGGATATCCCAGGCGGGCACAATGTTAGAATTATTAACTTGCATTGTGAAAAAACCATTATAAAGCGTTAAAGCTGCATCAGCTTGTGCGCTTGAAAATTGGTTGGTTGCAGTTGATGGATAAGATAATACAGGAAAAGCAGTGTCGGTTGAACTTGACGGAACCGCCAAACCAATAAATAAGCTACTAACAACCGCAACATCTTGCAGTTGTACTCTTTTTTCTGTGTTAAAAGCGGCGCCATTTGACGTATCTGTAACTACAATCGGTAAACGATAATTTGTAACGCTAGAAGATATTGCAACTTCTGATCTTACATAAGATTGAGTAAGTACGGCTTGACTTACGTCGTAACCTTGAGATTGAACGAAAGACCTTGCATTTTCAAAAGTCAAACGAGCTGAAATACTATTAATCATTTTTTTTAATTTTTAATGTTTGTAAATTTTTTAAATAATTTTATTATCCGCACAAAACGGCCGCACTACGTGTATCCATTCCGTAACCGTCCATACCTGCAATAACTCCACGTGGGTTATTTGTTGTAGGTGCTAAACCCATATAACGTTTAGCTATATTTGGCATACCAGATAAAACTCCAGTTGATTGAACCAAACCTAGTCCACCCACCGCAATCATTCCGTTTCCTAAAGCTTTACCCATATCAGATTTTATAAACTTAGGTAAAAATAAACCAACCGCAATTGGCGCAACTGATGCTACATACTTTTTGTATGAATCATTTAATGAAGTTCCGTTAATTGTGTTGCTTACAAATCTTGCTGCAACGCCACCAACGATTGTAAATAAAGCAGATGACAATCCGCCTTTCATACTTACAGCACCCATTCTTTTAGAACGTCTACGGTGTGTAGTGTGTTTTTTTGTGTGTTTTTTTCTACGAGCCATTTTTATTTTTTTTAATTATTAATAAAGGTGAAAAAGATTAAAGTAGTTTTTTTAATTCTTTTGCGTGTATTTTTTTCTCTTTAATAAGAATTTTATACGTTTTTATATATTTTTTTGTTGCGTCTTTTAAATTTTTTGGAGCATTAGGATATTTTTTTAAAATATTTTGAAAACCTAATAAATCATTTTCTAATCCTTTTATATTTTGACAAGTTTTTTTGTAATCATCAATTATATTAGAATTTACAGCACCCATTTTTTTAGACATATGAGAATGTTGCGCTTCGTCTAATTTATCTAATTTATTATATAAATTTTTTGACGTTGTTTTTGCGGCGTGTACTTTTTTTAAAATAACTTTTTCAGTAGGTTTTTTTGAAATTCTTTTTTTAATTGATTTCTTTTTAACTACTCTTTTTTTAATTATTTTTTTTGTAGCTTTCTTTTTTCCAACTGGACTTTTGCCCTTATGTTTTGAAGCATAAATTGCAGACGCTTGTTTAACGTAATCCGTCCATTTTGTAAAACGTTTAGGATATTGTTTTTTTAAACTTTTTGCCTCTTTTATTATTGATTGTAAAGCAGTCATTATTTTTTCTTTTTAAATATTAAAAAAGCTATTATAGCGGCTCCACCTAAAATTAATGGCATTGATATTCCGCTTGTTTGTGTTCCAGATCCGCCACCAAATAAATTTGTTAATCCGCCTGGTTCCGCCGCCATTTCATTTTTGCTATTAATAAAATATTTTTTATCTAATAACCCTTTTGTAATAGCTTCATTAATTAAATATGCCAAATCACTATTTTTTGTATTTTGCCAAATAACAGGAAGCCAATCAATACGACGCATTGAAATATATGGTTGTGGTACCTCTGGAGCTATTCCGCCATCAGTTCCAACGTGCAGCCAAGGTTTTTTTGAATTATCAAAACCAACTTGCTGGTACCAAGTAAAAAATACGCCTAAAGCTTTATCCCATTGTTTATTTGCAAAAGCAATATCCAAAATATAACTGTCTGAATGACCAGGAATTAAACCACTAACCAAATTTACCAAAGATGATATTGTACTCCCAAACGGAAGTAATCCCGTTGCTGATTGTAAAATATTTACTACTCCGCTTCCTTGTGTAGGTGTATTTGATCCACTTGAGCCGCTTGATTTTAAAAAATCTAATGCGCCGCCCATTTGTTTATTATTATCTATACCGCTTAAAGCCATTAATGCCATATTTTGAATTTTTTTATCTTTATAAAAATTAGGTTCTTTTTTTTCGTTAAAATAATCTAAAACCGCATCACACCAAATTTCTTTTTGACTTCCTGGATTAATAACAACAAAAACATGCTCTGGTGTTTTACTTCCATCATAACCTGCAAACCTATATGCCAAATCAAATTTCTCCCCCGTATTCCTTCTGTATGCGTCCAATAAACCTGCAAACATCAAACTAAAATGTTTGCAATCCCCTTTTTTTGTTGCCAAAATATATGCAGGTGTTCCAACTGTTTGCAATGTATCTGGTTCAATTTGATATTGTATATTATTTTTTAAATAATTAAATATTTTTTTTGCAGTATCATAATAATTTCCACAATCAAAAAAATAATATAATTTATCGTATTCCTTTAAACTTTTATTGTGTTGTTTTAAAATAGCGTTAATTATATCATTAGTTGATTGATCATAACTAAGTATTTTTTGATTATTTTTAAAACTGTCTAATTGCGCCAATAAATTCATTTACGGTAATTGAATTTGAAAATTTAAAGGAAAGTAAACAAAGTCAACTACTAAATTTCCTTTCAATTCAATAATTTGATTTTTAAATTTATTTTGAATTAAAACAATTGCAGCATCCTGCAATTTTAAATTAACGTCAAAAGCAATAATCGTTTTTTGATTTGCTAAAATTGTTTTATTAATATCCTGGTAAATTGTTCCAACAACTTTATTTTGCAATAAAATTTCTGCGGATATTTTTTGTACGTCGGCCGTTGTGTTTGTTGGGTTCTCAACTTCTAACTGAACGTTAACAATTGGGTTTAAAAAATTTCCACCGTTAAAGCCGATATTTTTTAAAGAAATATTTATTTTTTGTGCCAAAATATATTTTTTGTAGCCGAGCCATCCTAAAAAAGCTAAACCGATAAAAATTAAATTTTTCGACATTGAAAAAAAATTAAAAATTGATAAAATTGAAAAAGGTTGACCAAAACTACAAAAAAAATTCAAACCAACAAATTTTTTTTTTTGACGGGCATGTTCACAGCACGGACGAAAGGTAATGGCCCCCCCTTTAGGGGGGGGGCCATTCCGTCCATGCTGTACCCGTTCGGTACCAAAATATACCTCAAAATTTAAAGAAAATTAGACATAAAAAAACCCTAAATATTAGGGTGTTATTAATAAAAAAGTATATATTTAAATTTTAATCTTTTTCACCTTTTAAAAAGATTTTATGAGAAAAATTTTTTGACTCTTTGCAATAAAAATTTATTTCTACCGCTTTTTTGCTCAAAGCAAATGCAGTAAAGGATTGCAATGACCTAGTATCATTTTTGATGTTGCGATATTTGTATGCTTTTTTTTGCTCATCAAAAAAAATTGCTGTAAAATATTTGGTAGTTAGCATTTTTTTATTATTTTTGTTTTGAAAAAGGTTAAAAGTTTACTTATTATTTTGGTTAAAACCATAAAAATGCCCTGTCATTAAAACAATAGGGCAGGGCATTTTGTGGTTATTTTTTGCGTAAATTTTTTTCAATACTGTTAAGTATTGTTAACATTCGTAATCTTATTCTTTCCCTTTTTTGATCCTTAGTTTCTTTTTTAATCTTTCTATTTCCCAAGATGATTTTATTAAAATAAAAAGCATCATTATTTTTATCTTCTTCATAATTTTTCATTTTTATTATATTTGTTAATTGTTTCAAAAATTTGATATGCAAGTTTTGGAACTATTGCGTTTCCGTATGCTTTAATTGATTCTTGCCTCCATTTTGAAAAGGTAATGTTGTCCAGTTCTTTGGGAAGCCCATCATTTCCTCCACAAATAGGGGATTGAGTTGGGAAGTCTTGCCAGTTATTTCTCTTGCTATTTTTGTTAATGAATCTTGTATTTCCAATCCTGTTAATTTTGTTCCACAATCTGAAGCCATTGGGGTTGGCAACATATTCGCCCATCTGCTGAGTGTTACTGAGTGCATGCTTCCCTCTTTTACTTGCGTTGATTTCATATTTGTATTGTTGCTGTCCATTGCGCAAGGTGTTGGTAGCATTTGATTTTTTGCCATTTGCGGTAAACTTATCCCGTAACAAAGTCCTGTCTTGAAACTGATTGATTTGCCGTTTGTTAATTCCCTGCCCGTGTTGGTTGCATCCATTGTTTTGGGAGTAGGCAACAAACCAAATTCTGTCCCTTCTATGGGGTGCGTTAACGGCACAAGCTGGAAGTAAAAACGGTGTGACTTCGTAGCCCTCAATTTCCAAATCAGTCTGCACCTGGTCGAATACCACCCCTCCATTCCAATTAGTAAGGCCGCGAACGTTTTCGCCCACAACCCAACTCGGTTGAATTTCCCGAATTGCTCTAAGCATTTGCGGCCATAGGTGTCTGTTATCTGCTGTTCCAAGTCTTTTTCCTGCGCTTGAATAGGGTTGACAAGGGAATCCGCCGGAGATGATATCAATGGCTCCTTTGTGAATACTAAAATCTGTTGTAATAATGTTTTCATAACTAATTGATTGAGGAAAATGATATTTTAATACTTTTTGACTAAATGGGTTTAATTCACAATGAAAAACATTTTGCCATCCTGCCCATTCAGCCGCTAAATCAAAACCCCCAATTCCAGAAAATAATGATCCATGCGTCATAATTAAAAAGTTTTACGGTAATCAAAATATTCGTTTTGAGTATTTTTTGAAATATAATTTTTGTCTTTTAAAAACTTTAAATAACTTTTAATATAATTAATTCCTCTATTTTCAATTTTTGTAATTTCAGAAATTAAATTTTCGTATTTAAAATATTTTTCTTTTTCAAAAATAATATTTAAAATGTTGTTGTGTTCCTGGTCTGTGTAATTGCTAAAATGTTTTATTTTAGGTTCATTTACAGGCAAAGAATTGATTTGAATAAATTTATTGTCATCAATGGAATATTGTATTTCTATCGGTTTAAAACCACCAGACGAACGCAAAAATTTTGGTTCTAAAATAAAAGAACCGTTTTCCTCTTTTTTTACTGATAAAGTACTTTGCGCCCACCTGTCTGTGTTTGATCCTAAATGACCTAAAGTTTTACCCTCATTTTTACCTGTATGCAATATCCCAATTAATAACAAATTGTGTATTGTGGTAATTTCTTTAATCCAATCAACACATTGCCTACATTCAACTTCGTCATTATAATTAACCACAATATCCAACAAACCGTCAATAATAATAATACTACATTCTGGCGTATTTTCAATATAGGCCTGTATCATTAATTTAATTGTTTTAGAATTTTCTTTACGCAAACAAAAGCTATCGAAAAATGTGGGTAATTCGTTAATATCTCCAACATCTTTAATACGGTTCATATGTTTATAAAAATCATATTCCGAACTTTCAGTATCAATGTAAAGTATTTTATTGCGCCCTGGTAATGTTTGCAATTTCATTCCAAAAATATCATAAACTCCAAAACTAGATGCTACTATTGACGTGGTAAATGTGCTTTTACCGCTTTTTGGTAATCCGTTAAAGGGTTTAGGGCCTATAAATTAATATAGGCCCTAAACCCCCGCTTATGATAATGTAGTTTTGTATTGAACCAATATTTTGCCCCTGTATGGAAAGTAAAATTTGCTCTTTAGGTGGCTCATATCCGCGTTTGTAAGCGTTTTTTTGTAGTTCAAGGTATAAAGGGTTAGTTATCATTAAAAGTTAATTAAACTGTCAGCTAATAAGGCCAAAATAATTAACACAATTACTGTTATAATATCTCTTTTCATAAATTTTTGTTTTAAGGTTACTTAATTAAATACTCAATCCAGGCCTTTGCACTTTTTAAAGTTTTGTATTCCTGGTTAAATGGGTGTATAACATACATTTTTCTTTTTGGATAAAAAATAATAGTGTAACCCTTGTAGGCATAATAATCCATAATTTTAAATTTAAAAGTTAAAAAAAAATAGGCCTATTAATTAGGCCATTCAGTTAATTTGACGTCTAAAATGTCACAACCTGCAATTTGCAAAAAACTAACAATATTGTTAGATTCAACAAATGCGGCAGTAAAAAATAATGAATTTAATTCAATTGTGTAGTTGTACAATGTACGTTTGTCGTCGCTTCCGTAGAAAAAGCGAAATGTTGCTTTGATCATTTTGATTTGTTTTAAGATTAAGAATAAACAAAGATTATATAATTAATTTGATATTACCAAATTTTTTACAAAAAAAAAACAGAGTGTAGAAACACCCTGTTTAAATCTATGAAAATCCTTCTTAAAACAAAATCAAGACAAAAATAGTTTTTTTTCTGCGTTTCTCCTATTAATTAATCCTTTTACTTTTACTCCATTATCGTAAACCCATCTATCAAACTGAGCCGCAACCGTATTTTTATCTGCACCAGAATTGAGTAATCTTAATAATGATGATGCTTTAAAAGCACTTATCCCCACATTATACACAAAAGATACAAGGGAATTTTTTTGATTATTAGTTAAAGGAACTGTTACCAGACTGTCAATATCTTTAGCATTTTGCGATGTTTCCATTTCAAGCCATTTTTGAGCTTGTGCTTCGGTTATTATATCGCCTTGTTGTACTTTCCTCTGTTTATCAAAATCGTAAGTGCTGCCGAACCCCACAGTCCAAACTCCGCCGCTATCTTGGTAAGCTTTTAAATATAAGCCCCCTTCCGCTTTTTTAATAAAGTTTAAAGCATTGGTTAGCGTTGAAGCGTTTGTTATTGCACTAATTCCCAAAATACCCAGTATTATTAATATTATTTTATTTTGCTGCGTCATTTAATGACTTTGTATGATCCTTTGCGGCCCATCCTAATAATAGTAAGCCAATTGATCTAATTAATCCCTGTATACCTGTATTTACGGGTATTACTTCCGCACTTGCAGCTAATACCCCCCCCAATGTTGTTTTCCAGTTGTTCATTTTTCTTTATTTAAATAATCAAGCTTAGTTTCTATTCTGGCTAATTTGTCGATAATGTCGTAACGATCTGATTTTATCTCTTTCATATCGACTTCGATTTCTAATAATTTTTTTTTTGTAGTTCCGTAAAAACTACCTATAAAAATTATTGTACCTACAAATGATACTAGGTAAAATATATTTTCCAAATTTGTGTCCATAATTAAATTAATGTTACGCCAATTTGTTGCGCCGTCCATTGATATATGAATTCGTTACCGTCTGGGCTTGTATTGTACGCCTCATAATCAAAACCACTCATAAGCAAATTACCTTGTTGTAACTGTGTATTTGTTTCAGTTAACAATTGGTAGTAAATTGTTACGCTTGTACTAAAATTGTCTGATCCTACGCAATTTAATTGCGTTGCAGTACCTAAATTAAGCGGAAAAACTACGGGTTGTATTTGTTTCATTTTATTTATTTTCTAGTAATTCAATTCTTTTAATTAAGCTTTCAATTATTTTTTGTTGATCTTGAACCGCTTTTACCAATGTTGTAGTAATTGCTTGAAAATCTAAACCAATAAATATTTGCTCATCTTTACCTTTTACAGTTTCAACATATGCTTCTGGTATAAATTCTTTTACTTCTTGTGCAATAAAACCCAAATGTTTATTTGTGTTTTCTTCATCCAACATTCTATATAATGTTGGCTTTAAATTTAAAATTGCATTTAAACCTATTGTACTATCTTCAAAATCTTTCTTTTTATTTATATCAGATAAAGGTGTATAAACTCCAGTTGTAGAATTAAATACTCCAATATTACCAACCGCACTATTATATAATGTAATTGCTCCACTCGCTAAATAAATTGATAATCTAGTTGGTAAAGTTGGATTGGGAAAAGTAAATTCACTGCCATTAACTGCACCACCTGTAGCCGTAATATTGGTGCATTTTATATTTCCATTAACTTGTAATTTATTTACTGTATCGTCAGTAGTTGAACCAATTAAAATATTTCCGCCAGCTGTTATTCGAATTTTTTCAGTTCCTCCCGTAAATCCTTGAATAATTTGAGTACCATTTGAACCTTGCCATCCCGTCAAATTAGTATTATCGCCAAAAAAATAACCATAAGTATTTACTACAAAAAATTTGCCATTTGTGCTAATAATATTACCACTAAACGAAGCGCTTGTACCATTTAATGCACCAGTTAAAGTTCCACCACTTAAAGGTAAATAACTTGATAAATCTGAAGTTAGTGCAACTGTACCATCTGCATTTGGAAAAGTAAATTGCCTGTTATTACTACTATTAAATAATAAAGAAGCAAAACCGCCAGGACTTAAACTTAATTGAATACCTTCTAAACCCGTAGCTGACACGCTATGCATTAAAGTATAACCCGCTGCGCTTACATTACCAGATCCCGTTTTTAAAGCTAAAGATTTTTGAAAAAAAGTATTACCATCTATATCAACTCTATTATCTGCACTACTAATTGATAAAGCATTTGACGCTAAACCTACATTGATTAAATCAAATGTATTGCTTGAACTATTACCTATCCTCCATTTGTTTGCCCCTGTATTTGCAAATACAATTGTTGCAGCATTACCCGCCGTGTTGTTTATTCCTATTGTTGATGCAGTACCCGCAAAATGAACATCTAAAGTATTGCCTGGAGTAGTTGTATTTAATCCCAATCTGTTATTTGTATCATCCCAAAAAAACGACGCGTTATCCTGTGTAACCAATCCCGCTGCACCTGCAAACAATACTGATCCTAAAGTTAGGGCCGTATCTGTTAGACTATTTGTTGACAATCCACCCGCCGTTATTGATATACCTACGTTTGAAGTATTGCCATTTGTAGTTACTTGCTGCAAAGTTCCTGCCCCACTACTTACGTTTGCAATTAATACCCAGGCCGTCCCTGTGTCCTCATATATTGCACTTGTATCATTTGCAATAAACAATCTACCAGCATAGCCAAAAGGCGGTCTATTTGCAAAAGTATCAGTATATAATGCAGGACTTCCTTTTTGGTTAAGTACATTAACGTTATATGAAAAACCCATATATTAAAATATTTTTTTAACTACTATTAAATTGTTTTGGCCACCGCCAGTAAAATTAATTTGCAACGTTACATTTGTTTCCTCATTTTCATTACCATCAATTACAAAGCTTTGTGATGGCGCCAAAGTAATATTTTCAATTATTGCATTGCTAGTTCCTAAATTTAAAAAAATAATACTATTACAATCCGTTGGAATAGATTGAGCCGTATTGTATGCAATAAAAACAGGTGTGTATTTTGTCATAATTAACAGGTATAAGAATTTTTTAAAGATTTTTTCATTTTAGCATTGTAAAATTTTAATTGTTCTGGGCTTAATACTTCGCCTGGTGTTGGTTGAACTTGCGTTGTATTCCAATACGTTGGCGTTACCGTTGCAAATGGCGGAAAATTAATAACAGGCAAATTTTTTATGTTAGTTGCTTTATCCATATCTCCATTAGGTTGGGTATTTTTATATAATTTATACAAAAGAAAAATTATAGTACCGTAAATTAAATATTCGCTAGTTTTCATTATTTATAAATTATATCGTTATTATATATATATCCCGTTTTAACTGTATTGTTTGCCGTAAAAGTAACTTTTGTATACGGCAAATCTTGATCATATTCTATTACCCCCAATTTAATTTCATTTTTAAAGGTGTAAATAGGTGTTGACAAATCATATTGATAAACTGTACTACCTGGTATTGAATAAGCATTTATTTTGCCTGGTTCTGAAACAATTACTTTGCTTTTAGCTTTTTTGTTTTTAGCAAACAAATAAACCCCTAACAATAATAATGCAACTGTTATATATCCCTTTTTTTTCATTATAAGCCGTTATTATATAAACCACCGTCAGGGATTAAATTTAAAATTGATTGATCAACCACCACTCCAGGATCAAAACCGCGTTCCTGCCATTGCTGAAATGTAATACCAAACTTTTTTCCGTCCTGTATTAAATATTGTGTATCAAAACCCTGCGCCCTCATTCCTTCGTATATTCCATTAGGATAACTAAATTTATCCGCAATCATATCAATTGGGTGTAAATCTCCGCCGCCTGGTAATGGTGGTGGTGGCACTATTGTAACTGTTTTTTTCTTTTTAAAGAAAAAAAACGCTGCTAAAATTACGGCCCCAATAATTATATAATTTTTATTTTTCATTGTTAAAATTTAAATTTCATTCCTTTACGGCTATAATTATCATTGATTAAATCAATATTACTTCTATCTAAGTTACTTGTGATAAATTCAGATAAACCCATTGGCGAACCGCTAGGGATCCCAAAAAGATATTCTTGCCTTTTACCAAAAGTTTTAATTAAATAAATCATATCGGCATCATTTTTTACCCTAGATACTTGGTACCCTGCATCCGCTTTGTTGTCTGCTAGTGCGCTATATCTCAAATCATTGTATATGGTATCGGCAATTTGATCCCACTCGGCTTTGCTTTTTGTTAAATCTATGCCACGCGCATTTAAATTTTTTTCAATGTCATTAATATTTGCGGCATCGGACTTTTCTTTGGCAATTTCTGCATCCGTTTTGGTTATACCCAAACTTTGAAATAATGGCCTAATTACAATTAAGTAAGCTGCAACTACTATTCCCGCCGTTGTTAATAACTTTTTATTTTCTTGACTTATTGCCATAAATTATTTATTTCATAAACCCCAAAAGCATCTTATAAGTACTATCGTCAATATTAGCCAAATAAAACAAATGATCACCGTAATTTGCATCCTTAGTGCTTAAAATTTCAATTGCTTGTAAAGCTTTTTTTTGCTGATCGTCTGGAATACCTGCCAAAGCCGTTACGGTTGGAGTTGATCCAGAAGCTGCAAATCTATTTATTATCAATCCCAATGCCCCAATTGCCA